CGTTGTTACCGCTGTCCACGTCGCCGTAGAACTCGAACGTCGCTGTCAGCGTGCTTGTGCCGTTCAGTGTGCTCTGCGGTGCGTATGTGCCACGTGTGTCGCCTGTCGTCGCAGTCGCTGGCACTGTGAGCACTGGCGCAGTAAGCGTGCCGAGTGTTGCCACTACTGCACCTGCGAACTCTTCAGTTAGCACACGGCCACCTTTGTATGGCAGTCCCAGTCGTGAACCTGTGCCGAGGTTCAACGTAACCGCACCGACTAGCGGTATCGTCACCTGCCTGATGAGGAAGAACGCCTTGTTGCCGAACACAACCGTTGTGCCGTTCAACACAAGGTTCTCAGACATCGGCTGCATCAAGTAGTCGTAGCCATCTACGATCACAGTGCCAGTGCCTGCTGCTGAGCACACGACTTGCAGTGGACGACCGAACGGTGCATCCACTGTTGCGTTGTTCAGTAGTGATGTCGCAGGCACGACTACTGCTGCTGCAACACTCAGTGCGTTCAGGAAGAACGTTGGGTTCGCCACGGCTGGTGCACCGAAGCTGACGCGTGTCTCGCCACTCATGCTTACGTCACTTGCGTATGCCATCGCAGGCACGTATGAACTCAGTCGGCGTGGGAAGAAGGTAGGATTGGTGATGACGTTCGCCATTGCGTTACTCCTTAGTTACTGAAGTGAGGCATACCGTGCAGACCGCCTGCACCTGTGATCGGATCGACATCGTTGCAGCACTCAGCAGTGATCGTTTGAATGTTGACACCATTGCAGCTACCTGAGTTGTTGATGTTATAGAAGCCACGAGGGTCCGGACTCGACAATGTCTGTGGTGTAAGTAAACCAAACGATCCACCACCGATGTTTGCATTCGGCACTCCACCGTTCTCTTCATTCAGCACTTTGTTGATCCTGAATGGAAAACCGAGACGACCACCTTGTGTGCATCCCATACTCATCGTTGCTCCTGCCATTGCAGTCCACGTGACCTGTCGTATTGTCTTGAAGCACTTGCTGAATTGGAACACAGTCTGAGAAGTGAACGACTGTGCCTCACTCATAGGCTGATTGAGGTAGTCCCATCCATCAATGATGACTGTGCCAGTAGATGCGATGCTGAACGTGAGGTTCATCGCTCTGCCGAAGTTTGCATCGCTGACGTTTGGGTTCGTGAGTAGTCCATTGGCTACTGTCGCCACGCCAGCGGCTGCAACTGATGTAGCTGTCATGTATACAGTCGAATTAGCTGCAATGATCGGGCCAAGGATGATCCTGCTCTGGCCGTGCATGGTGACGCCATGTGAATACATCATGCCAGGAATATACAAGCTCATCCGCATTGGGAACAGTGACTGAAGTGCAGAGGGCATCGTCATCTGCTACACTCCTAGATGTCTTCGAGTCCGCCAGTTTGCGGGGGTCGTGGTCTGTTGTGCTGCTTGCGTTCGACGATCTGCTTCGGTGTCAGTTCGAAGTCCTCTGGCACCACTTCACCGCTGTTCATGTCTACACGACGTGGTGGTCCTAGCACACCGAGCCTGTTCAACTGCTCTTCGTCATCCGCTGCGATGAAGATCGAGTGGCCCTGTGGGAAGTAGAGCATATAGCCTTCCGTCACAGTGCGTGTGCTGTGCTCCATCTTGTTGACGATGATCGTCTTGTCGTTGTTGAAGCCGACCTTCTTCACGTCCTGCGTCAGTAGTGTGATGGGGAGCTTGAACTCCCCTGTCACGTGTTCGACCTGGAACTCAGGTCTGATGTCTAGTGCACCGCTCATGTGTGCATGCCCCTCAGTTCGTCAGCACTGCATGCGTGCGGAATGCCCGCCACAGACACCACTGACCTTGCCACACGACGCGGCTGCCGACGGCGTCCACGTTCCACGGTGCGATCAGTTCCTTCACCTTCATGTTGACGTGCTTCAGCATGTGCAGTCGCAGATACTTGTCATTGATGAAGTATGCTGACGCCACAGGGCAGTCTTCGTCATACAGGATCACGACACCGTTGTGCGATACTCCCTCGAAGCCGAGGTCGAACATGCGCTTGCCAGCTTTGCCCTCAGTCAAGTTGAACGTGATCTTGTCACGCACTGCTTGACGATACATGCGGTAGATGTTGCGTCCTGCGAGGATCACTGCTGGCCGTTCGCCTTTCAGTGTCAGGTCCATAAGTATATCGTCGAACACTTCCTCAATGTTCGTCGCGTCCATCGCACCGCCGAACACGTATGCACTCGTGCGCCACTGCATCTGCGTTGCACGGTTGATGCCGCCGAGTGTGCCGACGTTCGGGTTCGTAGGGATCAGTGCACCAAGTCCCTGCGGATCAGTGCCGCCACCGACTGCGTAGAGGTATTGCGAGAACCGCTCCTTGATGCTCTCTTCGAGAACGTTCATCTTCTCCTTCATCAGCTTGAAGATGGCGTTCGCACCTTGGTTCTCGTCTTGCTCCTGATCACTGATGATCACTGAGCCTGCGACACGGGAGTAGCCATACTCGACCGTGTCGAACTCGTTCGTCTGGTTGACTGGCAGTGTGCCGTAGTAGCGATACGACGCAATGTTCGGGTTGCGTCCGACTGTCAGTGGGTTGGTGATGTTGTAACCACCATCCTCGAACTCTACTCTGTCGTTGCTGAACACCCACGCCATGAGTGCATTCGACTTGATGCTGGCCATTACCAGCTTCTTGCGTGACTTCGTGAGCACGCTGTGTAGAACTGTTGCTACTGCGGGGACGATTGTGCCAACTGGCATTGATTACTCTCCTAGCGCATGCCCGCGTCACTCATGCTCTCTGCAATGATGGCAGACCAGTCCGCGTCTGCGTCATGTGCAACACGTGAGTTCAACGGAATTGACGAACCATTCAACTGCCGATTACCGGGCAGAGGGCGTGTGGCTTGTCTCGGCTGTGCGCCGGGCTGTGCTACTTGTTGCTGCTGTTGCTGTCGCCATTGCAACTGCGGGCCAACGTGTTGGGTGGGGTCCAACTGGTTAGCACTACACCACTGAACGAACCTCGTATACGCTCTATCGAGTGTGAGCGAGTTGTCGCCGGTAATCATTTCGGCGATGATGTCAAGGTTCGCACGTGCATCTGGCATATCCGCGAGGAAGTTGTCAAGGTCTCGCTGCGCACGTTGGTGGTTGGCGCTAAGTTGTTGTTCTTGCTGGTATCTTGACGTGATCGGCTGCAACCGCTGGTCGATCAGCTTGGCCAGAGCCTCCATGTCAGTGCCAGGAGCACCCTGCAATGACGGAATGTTGTAGCCTTTGCCCTTCACTTCTGCGATCAGATACTCGATCGTGCGCACAGGGTCCTTCATGAAGTCTGCCATGACACGCATTGCAGTGATCTGCACATCAGGTTGCAGACCTAGTTGCGTCGCGACAGTGTTCGCTTGCTGCATGCCTTGCGTGTGTGCACGCAGTTGCTGCACCTCAGCGCGTAGCGCATTTGCTTCACGCTCATTGCGTTTTGCCTGTTCATAGACACGACGCTCGATGCCGCCCTGTGCAACGATCTGACCAGTGACAGGGTCTACGAGATCACGACGGCGTGGATCAGTCGCGGACTGCCGTTCGACAAGTCCGTCTTGCCGCTTGACGATGCGATTTGGGTCTTCGGTTGTCTGTCTGTGTGTGTCCTCTCTGCCGCCATCGCCAGTGCTGCGATCAAAGAGTGATCCTTGCTGCTCTGTCCCTTCACTCTGTTCGGTGCTCTGCGTTTCAGTAGATGAAGTGTCATCGGCCTCATTGTCATCCTCCATCCCAGGCATGTTCGAGAACATGTCCTCGAAGTTGTCTGCTGTTGCACGTGATCCACTCATTGAACTGGTCCCTGTTGTGACGTGAGTTGCTGTATGTGCTGTGCAATGGCTAGTGGTGGCACGCCCTTAGCGAGCATCATGCCTAATGCCTGCAACATCTGTGGTGGTAGCTGTTGCAGTGCTGTTGCCACCATTGCTACTGGATTAGCGCCGGGTTGTGCACCAGGTGGTGGCATTGGTGGTGGTTGTGCACCAGGCATTGGAGGTGCACCTGGTTGTGTGCCTGGACCTGCACCGGGTTGTGGAGGTCCACCTTGTCCTGGCATCTGTGGAGCACCTTGTGCAACGACAGCAGAAGCTTCCTTCGCAATGTTCTCCCAATCCTCTTCACGTATCTCAACATCATCGAATGCCTCTGAGAACATGCGCAGTGTGATCTTGAGCACAGACGCAGGTGCTGCACGACTGAACTGCGACAGTATCTGACCGACCTGCACAGCCTCCTGCTTCTTCGCTGACGTGCTCGCCTTCTGCGTTGTGCCACCGACGACACTGAAGTTCATCTTGTTCAGGTCATGCACGTTGTCCAGTGGACGCCAGCCGAGTGCACTCACGTCCTGACCGATCAACTGCTGCACAGTGTTCGCATCCATGAAGCGCAAGCACAACTGTGCAATCTTCCATCCCAAGTCACCAATGCAGTCCTCGATCGCATCCAGTCTCTCGTCCATGCGCATGTTGCCCATGGTGCTGTAGTAGTCGATCGCCTTGTTCGTGGTGTTCGTCTTGAACTGCTCACCACGCATCATGTCGTTGGTCGCTGCAATGCGGTCGATCGCTGCGTATAGGTCCTTCTTGTCGAACAGTTGCTGGAACCCTGTCAGTGCAGGTGGTGTGATGGCGAAGATCATGTCTGTGCCCTTCATGCCGTCAGGCACGTCGATGCCAGTTGCACTTGCATCAGGGCCACGCAGTATCTTCTCTACCTCGTCCTTGTCCACCTTGTTCTTGTCGTAGAACAGGTTGCGTCGTGCCCACATCAGTGCACGTCGCTTCTCGTCGTTGATCTCGTTGATCTGGTCTTGCTGATCGAGGTAGTAACTCACTTCGCCTTTGGCATACAGTGACACAGGGTTCTCATGGAACCACAGTGGTGACAGTGGGAAGAAGCTGTCCAGCAAGTATGGATCATCCCACACCCAGATAGGCCACGACCAGTTCTTGTCTGTGTAGAGTTCGAGCCTGCGTGTGCTGCGATCCCACACACGCCACACCTTCGTGCGCTTGGCCTTGTTGAACGACTCCTTGTTGTCGAAGCCGTAAGCATTGTAATCACGTGCATCATCGAAGATCGAGAACGCAT